TGGATATACCGCTGTCACACTAGGCGATGCTTCTGGCGCTACCATTGCATTTACTGAAAAAGAGATCCACAGACGCCTTGAAAGCATCCGAGATAAGATTGCAGAACTCAATGCCGCTTTAGGTAATGGTTCTGTTATTTCTGCTTTAAAGGAAGTTAGAGCAAAAGAAGATGAAGGACAGAGCGATTTTTATCTAGACTCTGCTACTATCAAGAACTCTTTCACTAAAGAAGAGCTTGAAGAGAAGCATGACGAGTTAGAGAAAACCTTAAACTCTGCCAAGTCTAAAGTAGACAGACTTAGAAAAGAAGGCAAGACAAAAGAAGCTAACATCCTACAGTTAGATGTTAACGAAGATCAGGAAACCTTAGATAACATTATAGCTTTGCATAAAGCTTTAGTGTCCAAGCCTGCTGACGACGATGCAGCTCGAGCTGCAAGCGAAAAGGATCTAGAAAAGGCTAAGCGTAGACACGAAAGTGCCCAAGCTAGACAAATGGGCCTACAGGGTGGTCAAAAGCAGATTTCAACTAAGGGTTTGGATCAAACTGAATCTCTAGTTTATAAAGAACAGCCAAAGCCAGGTGATGAGTATGCTCTAACCTTCAATGGTATGATTCAAACTGCCACGTCTAAGGGAATCAAGAATAAGAAGTTTAACTTATTCCAAAGTTCTATCGTAGCTACGGGCGGCGTAATGAAGCAGATTGCCCTTGAGGTTCTACCCGGCCACAAGCACATCCCTGTTTTAAAGACCCTTCTCACAAAAATGGCCCAGAGTGACCATGAAATTGAAAAAAATAGCGACCTTGTAAAGCTTTGCTGGCTGTATCTTGGTGGAGAAAAGGCTTTAGCTGCTGCTAAGAACTCACCTGAGTTTTTAAAAGCTCTTAGAGTCCTAGAATCTCGTAACTTCAATACAGTAACAAATCCTATTGATGACATTCAAACCGTAGATCAAATCCCAGACAGAAAAAATGTTAAGGATCTATTCTCTGCTATCAGAGAAACCCTAGCTTCCGATACCAAGGCTCAGGCTGAAATAACCGCTAATTCTTTAGCCATTATTGATGCTTGCAGTGAGCTGGTGCTTAATCCCACTACAGCTAAAGAGTTTAACGTTATTGATACTCTTTTCTATGCTATCATGAACTTTGCTGGTGCAAAGGGAGATATCTCAAGATTTGAGAAAATCCCTGGTCCAGTTAAAAATACTGGAAACATCCTAGTACCTTCTGCTAGAAAACTAATAACTAAGGAGCAGGAAGCTGCTGAGCAGTCTACTTTAGGCGGCTATGTTAATCCTTCCCGTGGACACAAGTCTGAACCCACAAGAACTCCTGGAAACAAAGCTTTTAACACCGGAGTAACCGAACCAAAAGCAAACAAAGATGCTGTAGCACCGGTAGTCAGAAATCCTTCGGATATTGATGCTGCAGTAAGAGAAGAAGTACAAAAAGCCTGTGAATTTGGCGGCGTAGATTTTGAATCTGGCGCTCTCGGAGACACAGCCCAACGCTTACAAAGCATGATTTCTTCTGGTAGAGCAACAGGTTCTACTATAGCTTCTGTACTAACTGCCCACTTCAAGGCATTCTCTGAACGATCTTATGATGTTCGTGATCCTAAAACCGGTGCTGTAACTAAAAAGGTTCTTATTGGACCCAAAGGTGTTTTACAAAGCCAGCTAGAGTTCTTAAAATCTCTAGAAGCCAGAACACTATCTCTAACCGATGCACAATATACTCAGAGAAAGCAGGAATGCTTAACTCAGATTTCTAACTTAAAGAAAGTAATCGAAAAATCTGATCAAATCTTAGCCCAGTTAGTAGAAGACACTAAGAAGTTAAAGCCCACAGACTTAGCTGCTATGGGAGATGTTTTCAAGGCTGCAAAACCTATCGCAACATCTAATGCCCTTGCATCAACCTCTGTAGTTCCTTTAGATAGCCCTGAAGGTAAGGTACTCACTTCTTACCTAAACGCTGTTGTAGAAGTTATCGAAAATCTACCTAAAGTTGAAGCACCCGCATCAGCTACAGTAAAAGAAGATGATGCTGATCTAAAAGCTGCCAAGGAAGCCTTAGCTTCTATCCGACAGGAAATAGGCGAAGCTCTAGACCTAAAGAGTGAAGCTGTTGCTGAAAAGAATAAAACTCTAGTCGCAAAATGGAATAAAAAGCTTAGCGCCCTCGGAAAGCAAGAAGAGGATGCTATTAACAAGTGTGATGACGAGCAAAGAGCTTTAGATCTAGAATTACTAACCCGTAGAAAGAAAGGTCACACAGAGTTTGCCGATCAGAAGGATTCTCTCGAAAGAGATAAGCTTATTGCTCAAGGTGCTATCGTTAAGGATAAGGCAGCTCAGATTCTGAGTAGCTCAGCTTCTGAAGGTAAGATTGACATTCTACGCGTAGAAACTTTATTTAACGATATCGTACCAGAGGGTATCAATAACAAGGTCAGTGACAGAATTCTAAATAACACTGAAGATACTTTCAAGACACTTCGTGAATTTGATGCCGAAGCTGAGACACAAACTACCGGATGGCAAAGACCTCTTAGAACAGCTTTACGAGACTTAGCGTCTTACTTAGATACTCCAGAACTTCTCAACAAAGATGCTGAGGGTAGATATAATGCTGTTTCCAAGTTAATAGAACCCTTCAGAGAATCTCTAAAGGAGGAAGTAGACTTTGACTGGTTCGTAGAAAATGAAGGTCTATCTGCAGAAGCCAAGATTGCCAGACGCAACAAAGCCATTGAAGGTTCTGTAGAGTCTGAAGAGGACATTTTACAGACTGACTTAGCTTCTGTAGCTAAAGACGATAAGTCTTTAGACGATGCTGAAGAAGTTATCAAGCGCGGATTGCTTTTTACCAGATTACACGATAACCAAGTAATTGGTATTCTTGGAGTATCTCCTGATTCTCCTGATGGACAGCGTCTAACTCGCAATATGACCTCAAGAGCTTACGAGGAAATTCCTTTCGGTCCTACCGAAGAGCCAGTTCTAGATGAAAATGATGAACCAGTTCTTGATGAAGAAGGCAAGCAAAAAACACAGCTTGTAGATATTAGAAAGCATCTTAAGACTGAAGATGTTAAGTTTAGACACAGCTCTAGAAAAACTGATACTACTGCACAGATTACTATGAATACTAGAGTAATCAAGCCAGGTACAGCTCTTCTTGGAAATCCTGAAGTAGTTCGTACAGAAGCTCTTGCAAGAGATCTTTATTACGATAATACCCAAAACTTAGATCTACATGTAGAGCGTTTTTATCAATCCTGCACAGAGTTTGTTAGAAGATTCCATATGGCTGATGCTAACAGTAGCTTTGAAGAAGATCCTAACTTCGTATCAGGTCTTATCAACCTAATCGGTAGATATAAGAAAGATCTATCAACCTCACCAGCAGCTGCCAGATTAGAAACTTCTATATTCTTACATGGTATCCTTAAGGGAGACTTTGAAGGCTCTTCTGTATCTCTTAACAAAACCCAAGGGTTAGATGTAGAGTTTTCAAACATGAAGACTCATTTACCATCAGAAACCATCCTTTCTAAGCTAAGCGGTGCTCCAGAAGTAGCTGGTATTCTAGAATACCTAGAATTCCAAAAGAATCAGAAACTACTTACGCTCCCTGTAAAGATTATGAAGGCTCCGGTAATTGGTTTAGGGGAAAACACATTAACGCTAAATAGTGCAACGCTCTTAAACATTATGAGCTGCATCAGAAGTTTCACATCTCCAGAAGCCTTCGACCTATCTCTAAACAAAAAGAACGAAGACGTATTATCTGGACTATTAAATACAAACAACTACAGTAAGAAATTCAAGATTAGTGCTGCAACAGCTCTCTTTATGAAGTTGTATTTCCTAATCAATCTAAAGAAAGCCATCGCAAAAGTAAATGTCTTAGAACAGTTTAAGGGAGATTTCCTTAACATTTCTATGGAAGATAGAGACGATCCAACTCTTAAGAAGATGAAGGAAAAGCTCAAAGAACTAAACAAAAACTTTGAATCCATTGTCCTAGCCGACTTTACTAAGGATTTCAAGGATGGTGGCACTATCGACAAGGCTATTTCTGCTGGTTTAAAGAACCTAAGAGAGCTAGCTGATAAGGTAGACGGTGGTATTGACGTTTGGAAGCAGGGTAGAGAGCTTGATCACGTTCTATTACCAAAGGGTGAAGAAGAACTCAAAGAGTTTGTAAGTACTCTAGGACGATCTAAAGATGAGGCTATTTCTTCCGGTATGAGGAACGAATGGAATACCGATAGTTTGTCTCCAGCGGCCCGTGCAATGTCTCAATTACTCTTCGGTAAGGATGATCAACCTTTACTAACGGCTTTAAATAATGCCATCACTATAGTAAAAACTGGTCTGAAATATGACTGTTCCTTCAAAATCACAGAAGCTATCGCCAAGTATGATGCTTATGATACCGAACTTAAACACTTCGACCAAACTGGTTTTAATGAAGCTATGGCAGCCTTTACTGGTAATACCGATGTAATGGCTTTTGCTAATAACTTTAAGACTGAAGAACTAACCAACGATCTAAAAGTTTCTGTTGTTTCTGATGAAGGTTTTAATAACTTAGAAAATGATTTCTTAGCTTCTTTCGTAAAACACTTCTCTTATGATGCCTTAATGAGTTCTATAGCATCTAAGGATCTAGATGAGTATGTTGAAACCTTCAATAAATCTTTTGATAGTTCCAACCAAAATGAAGAGTTAAAGAAATATAAGGTAGCTTTTGTTGGCTTATACCAAAAGGGTGCTGGTGATGATTTACCAACTGCCGATGAGTTAACAAGAAGTCTTGAACATAGCAATAAGGGAATCCAGGCCTTAGAGAAAGAACTTAAAAATCCAACTGAAACAACAAACGTAGAAGAGCTTACAGCTCAAATCGAAGCTGCGAAGAAGCGCAATAAAGAAATTGCAGACGAGTTAAACAGTATTGTTGTTGATCCAAATTCAGCAGCCGGTAAAGAACATCTAGATAAATTAAGAGCTGGAGTTTCAGCGAAAACTAGAGAATTAGACAAATTCGGTACTGTACCACAGGATCAAGTAGTGTCTAAAAAGGTAGATGCCAATGGCAACATCGGAATCGAACTAAGTAGACCAAAGCAAGCTGGGTATAAGTTAGTAACCAAAGAATCTGCCCAGGGCTTCAGGGAAGGTGTAAAGGGCGGTGAAACCTCTGGGGGTAGACGCGCAAGATACACAATTCTTTCTGCTAGTGATGTTATACAACGATTTGCCACCGGTGTAGATAGAGTCATTCCTATTCTTATCGACACATATGGTGAAGGTGCTGGACGTAATAAAGAAGGTAAGTCAATTCCAGTTCGTTTACGAGAATATCGAAATAGCGTTGAAGCCTCCCTAGATGGTGTCAAGGGTGCTATTAAAACTATCGAAGGCGATGCATTAGCTCCACAAATTCAAGAGATTGCTTTAGGATATTTAACCTCAATCCCTGCACAAGAACGCCCAGCAGGAATCCCAATCCTAGAAAACCCAGAACTAACTATTCAGCATGCTAAGAAGTACTTTGACCCACAAAACGGAGTCTTGAATGGTATTGGTGCATTTGCTCAGTATATCGCATCTGGTATTATCAAGGGTAAAACTACTACTGACAAGGCAATTGAAGCTGTAAATAAGGTTTTAAGTAATACTACTTTCTTACAAGCAATCAAAGATAAGACAACACCTTACCAGGTACAAGATTTAACCTGGGATGGTGGAGTTCAAGTAGCCACAAAGGGAGTTTCAAAAGTTACCGCTGCTGCTTTAGCACCAACAACGGAGAGATTCTTTGCTGCCAATATGACTGAGGATGCTACTAGAAAGAGACTAGAAGCTGCTAAAAATAGAGTTGTTGCAAAGGGTGCTACTGCTTTCCCAGATGTAAAGAAGATTAACGATTCTCTACAAGAATCTTTAAAACCCTTACAGGAAAAAGTAAAGGAACTAACTGCTAATATTGCAGCAACTAAAGCTGAGATTAATACTGCTATTGCCGCACCAAAAGACCTGTCAAAGAAAACTAAACCAGCTGAAGTTAATATTGATACTCTGAAGCTTAGACTAAACTCACAGCAAACTAGTTTAGCTTCTGTAAACAAACAAATAGAAAATCTAAACGCATCTGCTAATGCTCAGTTAACAATAGAGCCTCAGATGATGACTTATCTAAACAACATTTACAAGGAAGCAGAGTCTCTTCTTACTAACTATGAAAAGACTATTGCTTCTACTGAAGGTAATAAGAATAAGGCTACTAGATTCCAAACAGAAATCGCTCCTCTACAAAAGCAGCTACCTGCAGTAATAAGCTTTATTTCTGCTGAAAGCGATGCCGCTAATAAAACCTATAAACCAGCTAAAGACTTACTACAAAACTTTATTGCTCTATTAAAGCAGAGGGTTAATTTCGTAGACACTTATGCTGAAAGTACTTCTATTGGTATATTAGCAGCTGTCAACTTCATTGCTTTACTAGAAGCCGCTGCTGAACCAGAAGAAGTAGAGTTAAAAAATGCTGTAGAGGCACAGGCACAAATCAAGGCTCTAACCGATCAAAAGGAAGAACTTGAAAAGTCTGCCAATAAAAAGACTGATACAGAAGAAGTTGTAAAAGCTAGAAAGCTACAGATTAGTGCCATTGACACCAAAATCCGTAATCTTCGTGGAGCTAAGAAAGAAATTGAAGAGTCTTGGTCATCTTTAGATCAAAACCCCTATGTTATTTCTATGGCTTATAAGATTTGGGCAACTAAGAAGCTAAAGGATGCTAATAACTACACCATCCTAGGACCTGAGCCAGGTAAGCCTGGAGTTCTTACTCAGCTCCCAGCTATCAGAAGAGCCGTTCAGTCTGCCGTATTTATCTTACTCAAAGATGACAGCGACTTTGTTGATATGGTTGCAGGATTTAACAGCAGTTTCCACTTAGGCTTCTCAGTAGATCCTTCAGAATCTGAATCTGTTGCTTCTAATGTAAAGAGAGTCCAAGTCTACGCCCAAATTTCAGATTTCTGGTCTATTAAAAAGGTCGCAGAACACGATATACCTTACACGAAGACCTTGTTTAACTCCGCGAAAGCAAAAGCGAAAGCAAAATAATGACCAAGAAAACACCAATAGCAGATAAAATTCATCAGGCTATGAAACTTCTAGAGAAGATTCAATCTGATGTACCTCTAGCAAATACAATGGATACGGGGATTGATACAGATCACCGTACCCAGGTATGGAGAGATACTAAGAAAAAGTATGATACTGCTTTAGGTTTAGACAATATAAGAAATACTTTTGGCCAACCAGACGCTAATAAAATAGATGTTCCAATGCAGTATGGCCCAAAAGAAAAGGATACTAACAAAGCTGTATCTAATGCTCTATTCAGTGCTCCAGATATACAGAAGAAGAAAGTAGATCTTCTGCAGGTTAAAGAACAGGCAACAACACCTGAAACTAAAACCGAAATGGTTAATCCTTATATCTGGAGAACTCCTGATACTTTACAACCACTAACCGAAGTAATCGGTGTTAGTGGAAAACAGGGTAATAAAGAAGATTTCTATAGAATTGCTGGTACAGATTCCATCTTTACTCGGCGTATGGGAGAGCAGTTTGCTAACTGCTACTATGCTGGAATATCTCAAAAACTTACTCCAGCTGTTTCAGTTTTTCTATACAGCCTTAATGGTACTAGACCTAGAGGCGGCGTAAACGCTGTAAGGTTCGTAAACCAATACGCTCTGCAGCAGTACAAACAACCTTTAATGGAAGCTGTCGACACAGTAATAGCTGGCATTAAAAACCCAGATGATATTGCACTATTAGAACAGTTAAAGGGATTACACATAGACGATTTGCCCACAGCTATCTATAACTCATTATTAGTGGGTATCTTAGATGCAGCTAATATAGGTATACACAAAGATAATGAAGAACTTACAGTAGATGCTAACAAAGTTGGTCATCAGGCATTAGAACCCCAGGCCGCTTTAAGAAATCTGCAGAATGCTCTATTTATAACTGCCAGACCCGGGGATAGTTTAGAATTACCTGGAGGGCTTTTAAACAGTATTTCTACTGGTTTAGAGAGCGTTAAAACCGCTGCGTCAGCCTATGATCCTTTGTTTATTGCGGCATTAAAAGAAGCTCGTAAAAAGAATAAGTGGAATATCAAAAAGACTACCCAGTCTGCTAAGACAACTATGTCTTTCATCTTAGCTCAGATCATAAACCAGATAAACAACAACAAATATAACATTGACTTATCATCTACACCAGACGTTTCTAGTGAAGTATATTTAAGCAAGTTTGGCTTTACTGCTGATAGAATAACTGAGTTTGCTAAAGTATTCAAGTCTTCACGCGTTACAAAGAATTGCCCTATTGTAGTAATGAGAGGGAAAGTAGGAGGAGACTCAGATAATTTAGTTTATTCTGTAGATACCACTATTTCCGATATTGATAACAACTTTGACTTTAAACTATCTAATATAAAACCACTAGGTCTTACAGCCATGGTACATAAGTATCTTATGCACGAAGCTTTGTCTAGACTTAAGGTTTTAAACAAACAAACCTATCTAGAAGTTTTCCATGACTTGTTTGATAATACTGAAAATATTCAGAGTGCTAGAAACGGCCCACTGTATTTAGAGCGTATGTTAAACACCGCTTTAAATGATGATTTAAGCTTTAATGAGGGTGTGTTCTTCGTTGGGTTATCTCCAATGTTCTGGGATGCTCCTAATGGAAATCAGATCAAGGTGGCTACAAAAGATCCAGCCATAGCTCTGCGTAACATTATCTGGCCCTACAAGATAACTGGCTCTGGTGAAGAGTCTAAAGTCTGGGGTTATAAGATAGAAAAAGCCGAAGAACTTTTCTTTGAGCGAGAGATAGATGAAGCTGCGGAGAAAATTAATCCCGCTATGCCTGATTATAGAGAGCGTTTAGCAGAAATGCAGATGTCTAACATCATAAATGATGCAGTTCCTTCAGTTATTGAAGAGAGACAGAAACAACTCTTGGGTGTTGATCAGCTACAGTTCAAAACTTTAGTTGAACTAAGAAATGGTATCTTAAAGACTTTATATAGTTTGGATACCTCGGAAAACGAGAACATTAATCAGGTAGAAGAACTGATAAAGATCTTATACAAAAACATATCTTCTGGCTTTTGGACAACCGATGGTGACGAGTTTGGTGGAAACTTAGCTTGCTATAATCCTTGGAAAAAGGGACGAACTCTATATACTAGGTTTACAAAAGATAACGTCTCTAGAATCCTCGCAGATGCTTCAAGAGAAACTGCCGGAAATGCTCTTAGAGCCTCTGCCGGTAGAGCTACACTTAGCCCTAACAACTTTATTCCTTTAAAGAAGCCATAACTATGTTAACCTCTACTACTCCAACAGCTTCTGCTATCGGACCTACTGGTCCTACTGGAACAGCTACAGGTCCTACCGGTGTTCCAGGACCTACAGCTATAGTTGCGCCACAAAGTCAACCTACCGGTGTTCCAGGACCTACAGCCGTTGCTCCTCCAGAGCCTGTAGAGGCACCTACAGGAGATTCTATTGCTCTTGGCCTTCTATGGTATGCCGTAGGAGCATTAGCCTATACAGCAATACATCATAGAACTGTAAATGATATTAAGACTACTAAGTCTGGTAATGGACTGTTTATGCACGACATTATTGTCGGTGCTAATAAAATCATCCAGATTGATATCGGACAAGGTACTAGTGCTGAAGCTGTTGCAAAAGAACAGGCAGATGCAAACAAAGAAGCCTATGAAGAGGCTGTAGCTATGGGCCCATCACCAGAAGCCGTTAGAAACGGTGAGACTGAAGAGGTCTTTGCTCAAAAAGTGTCTCAGGCCATTAACAAGCCTTTTGAAGATACTGAAGAGCCTGAAGAAGTACAGCCAGAACCAACAACTACTCCTATTGAAGCTCCAGAAGAGGCTAGAGTAGAAGAACCTACATCAGCAACAGAAGAGCCTTTCGATGGAAATCCCATAAAGTCCTTCACTGACCTAGCGTTTAATGTTAAAGAGGGTGGGTTTAATGCAGTTCAGAAGTTAGTAAATACTTTAGCTTCTTCCGAAAAAGGTAAGCAAGTTCTCATCAGGGCATTAAAGAACAAGCCTGGTGTTAATACTATAATACTCTCTGCGCTATCTAGCCCATCTACACGAAAAGCTATCGCCCAGACAATGGATACAACAAAAGTATCTGAAAAAGAATCAATGCAGGCCCAAAGTCAAGTTATGGCTCTATATAAGAAGCTATGGGATAAGGGAGATATTACAGCTGACGATTTCGGATTCTCCGAAGTCGAAACTCCCGTGGAAGCCAAGTAACCCATATTTTTGCTTTGGTTAAGCCTCAGGCTGAGCGATATAGGATACAAGCCATTCCCGAGGCTTGTGGAGATTTATGATTCTATCTAGCGAGAGCATTCTTGATAAGATGAGCCTTATCAAGGGTTCCATTAAAGAGTATTTGGCACCTGAAGATAAACTGCTATTACTAAACATCTTATACTTTCTGTCTATAAAGACAGGCTGTGTTCACTTTAACACAGATCAGGATTTTAAAGCTTTTACTAAGCTGCTTGAGTATTGTAAGCAAGCGAACATAGAACCAGAAAAATATGTGATCTGCTTCTTTAAGTATTGTAATAAGTATTTGACCGGTGGCCATAAAGTTAAGCTATCTTATCTCCTAAATGAGAAGGTAGTAAGTTATTGTGGTCAGAATCTAGGTACTACCCTAGTAGACTATAGCTTGTTACAAACAGTTAAGACTGATATCTTATATACAGAGAAGTCTATAAGAAGTTATGCCGCTGAACATGATATGTCTTATAATAAGAGCCTTCTCACTGCTTATAAGAGTGGTTCTCTTTCAGAGGCCTATCTCCTATACAAGTATTACATGAGTGATGAGGCGTTTTACGGGATAGAACTAAGCAAGAATAAGAAAACATTGCTAGCTTGCCTAGAACCCTTCTTCTTATACATCGTTTCTCGTAATGGTGTCTTTCCAAAGGATCTTATTAACCAGTGGAATAACTCTAAGCTAGAGGATTGGAATTTCTGTGCTTTATTCTTTAGGGATCGGTATCTAACAAAGGAAATTGATTTCCCAAGTCTTATGAGTAATGAGGCTAGTACAGCCGGTACTTGTGTTCACAATGCTTTTGAAGAGCTTGTTACAAAATATAACAAGTCTAAGAATAAGGATTTGGCAAAATCTTATGAGAGATTCTTACAGTCTAAGACATTTATTTACCTAGAAAAGACCTATCCTGAGCATGTTCCAGGATTCAAGGAGTTCTTCACTCTCACACTACCAAAACTACTTACACCCACAACCACGATATTAACTGAGCAGCTGATGAAGATGACATACGGTGAATATACCCTGTATGGTACAGCGGATCTTATCCTAGTAGATGGTGATACAGCTATTCTATTGGACTATAAGACATCTAAAATTGACCAGTCTTTCTGGTTGGCTGAGAATAATGCTAAGTATCGTAAGCAGTTATCGCTATACGCTGCTTTCATTAAGCACACAATCCCTGGTGTCGCAAATGTTATTGACGCGTATATTGTGTATACCCGTGGTCTAGTCCACAGACTACCTGATTTGAATGAGAACATCTTAGACGAGACTATCTCTAGAATCTTAAAGATCAAACAATACATCAAACTCAAGGCTTTCAATGCAAACACCAAATCATGCTTTTTATGCCGACACCCAACCTGCGAAAGCCGTGCCAAAGAAAGCATGTGGGCAAGTGATGGTACGAGAAAATCAAAGTAATTAACTTTATAGACTATATCTAAGGCGACAACATGTCACTATACACCCCTGAATCACTAATCAGAAAAATCATTCTAGAGGCTGAAGACCTTACTTTAACTCCTTCACCAGATGCACAGGAATTTTCCGGTGGATCTACACCAGAAGAAATTGCAGCTAGAGCTACTCCTCCTGCACCAGCTGGCCCTAGTGGCGCTCCTGGGTTAGGTGGACAATCTTTAACTCTACCTTCTGTGGCTCAGCCAACCAGTACAATCATGAAGACTGTTATTAATAAGGACATTATCTTAGCTCAGTTAGCTGAACTTAAGAGCGTAATCACAGGTGCTGAAAAGCAGTTTGATGGTGATGACCTTACTCCAGAAGACGCTAATATCTATATTAGCAGATTACTCAGCACTTTAGTTTTCCATGCCGAAACTTTAAACAAGTTTTTAGAAGGTCAGGGATCACCTGAACAGCCTGAAGCCGCTGGTGCCGAGCCATTAGTACAACCAGAGATCCCACAGGTATAAACAATGGCATCAATTACGACAAAGTTTTCTGTGAGAGACGTTTGCTATACCTTTGATAGTAAAGCTGGCGTGATCTATAGAAGCATTGTAAATGAAATCAATATTGTAAGTAAAAGCAGCGGTGATTCAGAGGTAATGTATTCATTATCCAACACTACTCCAGACCCAGGCGCTGCTAATTCCGGTAGTGCTGCTTCTATGTTGAGTAGAGTTACTGCTGAACGAGAATATGAACAAAATCTCCATACCGAGGTAGAAGTCAAAGACTTGGCTAACACTTGGTTAATCAATAAATCTCTAAGTATCTTCCAAAATGCTGGACTATAAATGACTACAGTAACTACAAAATTCTCTGTTGGCGATGTATGCTATGCTGTTATTCACCCAACAGCCGATATTTTGCAGTGTAAAGTAGACCATGTTAGAATAGATGTAGTTACTGCTGCAGTTACTTATCGAGTAACTAGAGTTGGAATAAACCAAACTATAGATTATTTAAATCAAGCTGATCTATATACTTTCGCTGAGGCCAAAATTGAACTACTTGATTGGCTTGGTGAACAAACAACAAAAGTTACGGCTATGACTGAGCCTGTGGTGGTATAATGATCAAGAAGAATCTTTTAAACGAATACTATGTAGCTATCAATAAGCAGAAGGTTTTAGCCGCTGATCCATATACTGCTGATTTAGCTGGGAAACTTTCTCCAACTGAACCTCCTGTAAACAAGGGAGTTGCAGATAATATCACTCAGGTATTTGGCAAACAAGATGTAGAAGGTGCCTTCAAGGATGCTGCTAGTAATGATGGCTTCTATTCATTTGTTGGTACAGTGAAACAAGCCTTCCAGAAATCTCAGCCACCTATTCTAGGTAGCTATGAGAAGTCTCAGCAAGAGAATGAAAAGCCAACAGATCCTCCAGGTAAACTAGCTTGGTTAGTTGGTTTAGCTTACTATCTTGAGTATGTGAATACTATGAAGAATAAGCCTAAGGATAATAACTTTAGAGCCGTTCCAGATTTCAAAAATGCTATGCGTATTGCTAAGAAACTTATTAGGCGTATGGTATCTATGGGTCTTAAGACCTTAGATATCAATGTTAAGTTTACTAGCGATGTAGCCGCTGCTATCTGTGCCGTTGTGTGGGATAAGCAGAAGGAAGAAGAAGGCATCAAAGATAAACCTGAAGCGTCAAAACCAGAGGAAGCACCGTTACCGATGCCAGAACTACCGGCACAACCAGCGCCATCAGCAAATGTTCAACTGATGCAACCTGCTACGCCAGCGGCTCCACCAACAATGCCTTTAGCGGCTGGTAAGTCTTATGCAAACTTAAGACTTAAAAAGCCTTTTGGATTATTAGATTAATAACGATATATCCAATGGAGACAACCATGGAACAGTTTAAGACAACTATTGAATTCAGTGACGATGAACTTAAGGTACTAAACGATGTACTGCGAGCTACTAAGGTCACTTTCAGTAGTGAAGAAGCATTACTAATCAAGCTAGGTAGGGCATCTAACCCTATTATGGATCTAACTCATAAATGCGCTCTTATTTATGAGCAACGGGCTGCAACTATTATGGAAGAGCAAAAGGCTCAGGCCGTTAAACCACCTGAATTAACAGAGAATTAAATACACTAATACTTTAAAGGAGTATACATGGCAGGCGAAAAATTACCAACGGGCAAGGTCACACCTAAGGCTCCTCTAACACCAGCACAGGCTGCAAAGACCAACGCTAAGGGTGATAGAGCTGCTGCTAAGATTCCAGCACCCACTACTATTAAACCAGTAGGCAAGTAAGAATCAAATAAGTAAATTATTACTGTTTTGGCCCGAGAAATCGGGCCATTTCTTTGTCTAAAAAGACCTTTCGCTTCCCGCCCCGACTGACCGATAAATATTCACGGCGCGGTGCCGAGTGAATTAAATGTATAAACCACCCCAGGCGAAAAGTTCAATTTTATGTTAAATACCATCAGACCGGAATTAACAAAAGAACCTTTGCGGGTCATCTGTCAGAAGAACGAATTTTTCGCTATCGGCGCTCTAAGAGAGCTTTTAGATACTGAACTATGTTTGTTTGCTCCTACAAGGTCAAATAAGTTCTCTCATATGATTCTAAAGTTTCCATTAGATATGAGCGAAGAGTTCTTAGAGTGCGTCCTGGATTGCGTAGAGACTCTAACCAAAGAACCTGCGTCACTAACTGTTACAGATGACTTAGAAAAAGATGGTTATATCTTAGCTGTTAGAGATTCAGACTTATTAGCTAAGTTAGTGATGCTAAAATTAGATCAGCCAAGGGGTTTGAATCCTTGGTGTTTAGCTGGTGTAATGTTCGTTTCTTTTAACAGATTTAAGAAACAAGATACCAACATCCATATAATAAAAAATGACCTATTTGGGTCTAAGACATTAAACGCACTACATAGATTTAACTACTTACTACTATAAGGAACTATAATGGAACTCACTGAACACGCCCTAAACTTTTTGAACGCCCTTGGTGTTATTACTAGCACTGGTGTTGGTTATATCAATAATGCCTCAGATGCTCAACTATCCGATGCTATCGCATATTCTAAGTGCTATGATTGGTATGTCGAAGATCAAAAAGTGTTACCTGAGAATGCTGCACTAGCAGCTAAGGTATGGGTTCAGAAGTATGCCCTACACAATAGCGATGGGATTTGCCTTGAAGAAACCCCAGCTAATATGTGGGATCGTTTGGCTGAAGTATTAGCCGAAGTTGAAATGCAAACCTCTAAGACTGGTTCTAAGACTCAGGAAGAGTGGAAGAATTACTTTAGAGAAGGATTACAAGACTATGCCTATTCACCACAGGGTTCTGGCCTCTACTCTTTGGGTAATCCTTATGTTAAGGCATCTAGCAGTAACTGTTTCGTACTACCTCCACCGGAGGATAGTCTAGAAGGCATCTTCGAAACTGCTAAGAATTCAGCTAAAATCTATGCTGCCCGTGGTGGTGTAGGATTTGCTATTTCTAGTCTCCGTCCTAAGAAGGCTAAGACAGCTAATGCTGCTAAGAGTTCTACCGGTGCTGTAAGCTTCATGGACTTCTACTCCTATATTACTGGCATGATTGGTCAGGAAGGTCGTAGAGGAGCAGAGATGTTGTCTTTTGATGTCAGTCATCCTGACGTTATTGATTTCATTACTGAGAAGAAAGATGTAAAAATTAAACCTTTTTTCAATGAATTAGAAAAAGTTGGGATTGATATTAACGATTACCGTTATTCTGCCATTGCTGATAGGCTCAAATCTACCTCTCACGCAAACGTTTCCGTGATGATTAACGACAAATTCATGGATTGTGTGAAGAATGACAAAGATTATGAATTAAGATTTGAGTTCAAAAATAATTTGTATCCTCCTATCACTAAGGTAGTAAAGGCTACAGACATTTGGAACGAGTTAATGAAGTCAGCTTGGGAGTCTGCCGAACCTGGGATTCTCAATTGGGATCACATTCTACGCGAATGTCCTGCTGATCAATATGCCAAAGAAACAGAGTATGAGTGGAATGATCCTGCTACCAATGGAGGATTAAAATTATCCAAGTATTCATTCAGGACGGTAGGTGTAAATCCATGTGCAGAGGAAACTTTAAGTGCTTACGATAGTTGCAATCTTGGTATTTTCAATCTACCTCTATTCGTTATTCGGCGCTATTCAAACACTGCTGAGTTTGATTGGGATAAATATCGAAGAATAATCGAACTTGGTGTTCGCGCACAGGACAACATCAAGGAATGGGATCTTCCCAGGTTGCCACTAGAAGGTAACCGTATGGCTGGTGTTCTTGGCCGTAGAATCTCTGTTGGTAATACAGGACTAGCTGATTGTCTAGCCGCTCTAGGACTTCGTTATGATTCTGACGAAGGTATTGAGATGGCAGAGAGAATTTTTGAGTTCATGGCTAATACAGCATACAAAACTTCTGCTATCCTTGCTAATGAGAAGGGTGCTTTCCCAGCGTTTGATTTAGAGAAGACGCTAATGAGTCCCTTTATTCAAAGATTAAATCCTGATGTTATTGAACTTATCAAGCACTGTGGCCTCAGAAACATTGGCTTGCTAACACAGGCTCCTGCTGGATCAATGAGCATCTTATTCCGCAACTGCTCTTCTGGTATCGAACCTGTTTATATGTTAGAATATACTCGCAATGTTAAGAAGCCCGGCACTAAGGACTTTGAACAACATACTATCAGGCATCAGGCAGTCGAAGATTGCTTCCAGGCTGGTGGTGATCCTGCTGTATTCGTTCCAGCAGCTAGTATTGACTGGTCAAAACGCATTAAGCTTCAGTCTAGAATTCAGAAGCACATTGATCATAGTATCTCCTCAACTATTAATTTACCAAATAGTGTTACGGTAGAGGAAGTTAGTAAGATTTACATGGAGGCATATGATGCTGGTCTTAAAGGTATTACTGTTTATAGGGACGGTTGCAGGACTGGTGTTCTGGTATCGTCAGAGAAAAAGGTGGCTTCTTATAGAGCTGGACAAGTAGTAGAACGACCTAAGACTACTGAGGTTGATATTCACAAGACTAAGTACAAAGAAAAGAACTACATGATTCTTGTAGGTAAGGTTGAGAATGGTCACCCAATTGAAATCTTCGGTGGGCTTGAGGATGGTCTAAGCCTTCCTACTAGTTATAAGTCTGCTACTCTTACCAAGAAGTCTAGAGGACACTATAGTCTAACTATTCAGCTTTCTGACGACGAAGAGGATGTCATGAAGGTCAACAATATCGGCAACAGATTCCCTGCTCAAGATATTATGACTCTAACCAGAATGATTAGCCTATCTCTGAGGAACGGAATCTCTGTCAGCGATATCGTAGAGCAGCTTAACAAGGCCACTACGGCCATGTATGACGCTCCAGCAGTGTTCGCCAGGGTGCTCAAACAATATATCTCAGATGAGGACCTTATTAGTAAGGAGAAGGCAAAAGGTAAGCTTTGTCCTGAATGTCAAGAACCTCTAGAATATAAGAGAGAATCTGGATGCTTAGTAGAGCTATGTACTTCTTGTGACTACTCTAATAGCAAGTGCGGATAATGCAAACATATTAAATGATTAGGGCTCCAATTGGAGCCCTTTTTATTGTGCTAACTTAGCTAGTTCTACTTTGGTGGAACTGGTGTGGGAGTAATCTTTTTTTTTACTTCCGGGACAACTGAAGACACTTCTGGAACTACTGTAGATACAGCTAGTTCTAACTTTTTAGTGTTCTGTTCAATTCTACTAAGGTTAGAATGGATATTTTGCTTATTCTCTAAAATAGCCATTTTATTAGATAAGTGCAATACTCTTAATTCACTAAGTTGCTTGTCTATACCATCAAACCTAATACTAACAGCTTTATTAGATGTTTCTACATCTTTAGCTACGACTCTAATGTCACCCTTCATAGTCATAACAAAAATTATACCTGTTATGACACCGCTAAGTATAGACATTCCTGCTGTAACTAGAATGGGTTTCCAATTTGTTTTCTCTGTAACCATTATTAATATCCTACTATTTCATTGATTGTTTATAAAGATATGTTCTCACTTCTGGTGGAAATGCTTTTAGAACATCAATCATGACGTTCCAACTCTCATGTCCAGTTACTTGGGTATCTATTAATTTGTTTAGAATTGTCTTTATCTCTTTTACTGCTGGGGAATGTCTATCAGCTTCTACTGCATTCTCTTTAGCAGCAGCCATTTCTTCTGGGCTAATCTTAGAATACTTAGCAGGGTTATCTCCGTAGCCAAAGATACCCTCTTCAAATATGTCTGTAGGTTGATTTTGCATGTTACTTGTTCGCAGCTAACTTTAAAACAATGTCTCTTAAATTACGACCATAGCCACCAGCTTCTTCTGGAGCTAAAAACTTAGAATAGGCTGCGGGATAAAGCTTTTGTAATTCAGCAAGCTTTTCCTGAGTCTTATTAAATAACTTAGTTATGAGCAATATAGGCTTATTAGGCTTTGATAGAGTTACATTTAGACCGCCATCTTTGATAGCTATTTCGTCTAAATGCAATTCGTGCATTTCTGTATCAATAAAAGCCTTAAGGGCTTTAGCAACTTCAGAACCCATTTTTTGGGTATTATCTAGCTCTATTTTTTGATTCTGGCGATCAAACTTATTCATCTCAGATGAGCCAGCAAATGGATCATCTGGATTATAATCAACAGCTTCTAGAATAATATTATCTAGATCTATTGCGTCTAATCTAACAAACTCTAATAGAGATAGCTTAGACATCCCAATCTTCCTCTTCAAGATCTAAAGAAGGCTCATCAATATCTTCAGGTTGTCCTGGTTCAAGTGGAGCTTCCTCGGCAGCAGGCTCTTCTGTAGGAGGTTCTTCAGTAGAAAGATCCTCTTCGATGTCATCTAGGTGATGTACGGCTAAATCAATAGCACTAGTAGCATCATCTAAAGCACTAGCAACCTCTGCATTGGTATCTTCAGGGTATTTAGACTTCAATTCAGTGATTTTGTCCTTTAGCTCTTTTAGCTCTTTGCTCAATCCGTCCAATTGCTCATCAGTTTCGGTGGCTTCAGACTCACCAGCTTCTTCTGCTGGGGTTTCTTCAGAGAAATCAGAGTCTTCTCCAGATGGTTCCATGGGAAATTCTGGTAGCTCATCGTCAGAGTCTCCAGGTAAAGTAACTTCACCAACAGAGCCTTCGCCAAATAAAGGGTTAGTACTTTCGGTTAGGTAATCTAATGGATCAGTATAATTTTTCATGTTACTCTTTCGGTAATAGTGCGGCAATAACCTTTTGTAAGGCTTTGATAGAGTCAGTTAGCCCAGTTGTAATTCTAACAGGGGCAGATGGACTTTCAGTTAAATAATTAACCATTTCTTTGAGTGCGGTAAATAAATCTTTTAAGACAGGTTTACGAGTTGTATCAGCCCATGGACCAGCTTTAACTAACTTAGGTTTAGGTGGTTCATTAGTTCTGATTAGTTTTTCTAGACGCTTGATTTCATCCAAAGTAATAATTCTGGATACTAAGCGAATTCTAAAATCCATAAGAGCTTCTGGTACCTTAGAACTGGATGGTTCTACTTCAGGCTCTCTTGGGCCGTCTTTACCAGTAAGTTCATCTTCCCCAGGTTCCCAACCATCTACATCTAAAGTTGGATCTTGGTCTGGAACAGCAGGTTTAAATGTACCAACAGCACCTGTTGGGTCTTCTACGAAATCGTCTGTATCGCCTAACTGAGCAATCTTATCTCTAGCCTGTTCATCCCGATCAAAACTAGATAAAGACTTTTGACGAGCAGCTTCATCTTCGGCTATCTTTCTCTTGTTGATAGCGATCTGTTCTGCATCTTTAGCTTTCTTAACTGCACGTTCGTGCTCTTTATTTAGTGTATATACAGCTTCAGCTAAGAATGCTAATGGGTGATTTTGTTTGGTCATGTTACGCTACGCCTGAGTATAATACTTTATTCTTAAAAATTGTTCTCCAAGGCACACCAGGGAGTTTATCGTAACCTGGACCTTTATGACCATGCTTAGCTATTCCTGGGAATTGATATCCTAAGTTCATGATAAACTTGTCAAGACCCCATTGCTGAGGGAAGGCATAACCTTCTCCATTACCTGTATAACCTTCTGGCTGTTTAGTAGGTTCCCACATTTTCTTGTGATAAACTTTCCAAGTACCTGTATTAGGATCCTTGTATTCGTATACATACTCAACAGGAGGATAATGCTTCTTAAATAACTCCTCGGCTGTAGGTTCTGGAGCTACAACTGGAGCTGGCTCTGTCTTTTTATCTAGCCCGACTAGAGCGCGGGCGCTATCGAAAAAACCCTCTTGTACCGAACCTTCCGTTGGTACAATACGTTTCTTAGAGTCTAGCTTAAGCTTAAGGGCGATTTCTACTAAGAAAGCGCGTACTTCTAATGGTGTAGACTCATCAACAGAGGCCTTATCGAACCAGTCAACTACCATCTGATGCTCTTCTGGAGCTAAGTGAGGTAGTTCACCTTTAAAGGTTTCTGGAGCTTCTACTACTTCTACTTGCTTTGTCTGAGAAACGGCTGGTAAATGAATAACAGCTGGGATTTGCTGACCTTCTGGTGCAGCTTCCTGAGGTGCTTCAGCACCAGCAGCAACTACAACAACTTCGCCGCCACCCTGCTCTTCATGATTACCTAACGCTTCAAAAGGAGAGGTATACATCTCCTCAGGAGGCCCAAACTTTTCTGTTAATGTTTTCCAACTCATGGTGGGTATTTCCTTTATATTTAATTATTAGTATTATATTAAAGCGGGTTTGTTTCTGTTTCTTGCAGATATGGCCATCTTTTGTCTAGATTCTTCTGAGTGAGTTTTACCTTTAAAGCCAACTAAATTCTTTTTGTGGCTCTCTGACAAAGTCTTACCTTTTTGAGCAGCTGAGATACTAGCACGATGCTCTAAAGACCTGGGTTTTCTCATTTTAATTAACGTTTCTTTGGAGTGTTTTCTACCAGCCATAGGAGCATTGGCAACCTTAGAAGCATTATATTTTGGCTTTAGTGTATCTAAACAAAACTGTTCAAAAAACAGTAAGTCTTCTTCCACACAAACAAAGAAAACATAATAGGTTAAACAAGAATTACCATATTTGTTATAAGCATTCTGTAAAGGTTTAGAATGGTGTTTATTAGATTTAAGCAAGCTTTTATGTTCAACCCAACGTTTTTCTATATTTACAGAGGAACCGAGATAATATTTCTCAGTTAACTCGTTGATAATAATATAGATTCCTGTTGTCATATAGCAAAATCCTCGTTAAGGTTTCGGCAAAGGTGCTTTATAAAACTACGCCATAGTATCTCATATTGCTCTAACCCTGGTATTCTTTTGTAAAAGCAATCATAATAGTAATAAAAACAATCGCTCTCTTTTGATAGTTCTTCAAGTTCCCTTGTACTACTTAATTTATCGAATACGATTTTTTTATCTTTGTAAACCGTTAATAATTGCCTGGCCGTGTCCTTTGAGTAACAGACTAACTCCTCATGCTTGCTGAAATAGGGTAAATCCTCGTAGTACGGTGACTGTTTATGGAACCTATGATCTAACTTAAATAGATGTTCCTTACCTTTGAACAAACTCTCTTTCAGCTTTTCTTCTTGAGTACCAACAGATTGATACTGTTTTATATATTGGATACAGTGTATTAATTCGTGTGTATACACATCAGCTAGGGTTAAACAGAATGTATACAAATCCTTCTTATACAAGGCTCTTAGATTATTATTAAAGTTAATTTGGAATGATATTTCTAAGTTATCATCAAATACTACATCAGTACCACCAGAATTACCACCAGCAGCATAGGGACAGAATTCAAATTCTATACCAACACCATTGATATACTCATCTCCAAATAGGTCCATGAGCTTGTCTGCGGCTAGTTGTAATAAAGGTTGTTCAACTAATATTCTGAACCGCTTAAACTTAGCACTATATATCCGATCATTCTTTCTCAGGTATCGTTTAGCAGCAGAATAAAATATTCTAAAGGATTCTCTATGCTCGTAAGCTACCGATAAACTGTCTGCCATATATTTAATTTTTAATAAATTAAGTTTATAACAGAAAGCAGTAAATGGCTACACCTAATACATCTTATTACTCTGGCATCAGCTTTCCACCTAGACGTGGAGGTAAATCCGGGTTTTGGCAGGTATCAACAGATATAGATCTTATTAAAGAAAATATTTATGTCTTATTAAATACTAGAAAAGGTGAAATGCCAATGAGCCCAGATTTTGGTACCTCTATTGACGATAACCTTTTTGATGCGGTTGATAAAACCATGCAGGGTATTCTCTGTCAGCAGATACAAAATGATCTTGAGAGCTGGGAACCTAGAGTAACGATAAACTCTATCTCTTCCTATTCCTATGAAAACGTTAGGCTTTTCAACATAGACTTGACGGTAAAGCTGACAGGGCAACAGTTTTCGACCTCTGTGCCATTTAACAGTTGACTTTAATATAGTTTAACAAGATTTGTTGATACTTTATAGAAACAGTCTTTACATTTTTAGAATGTGCTTTATTGATATGGCATTTTTTACATAAGGTAATAATATTTGTAGGTTCTAATGCTAATGTTATATCTTGAGATACTGGTATAATATGATGAGAATGAATAGTCTTTTTAGATCCACATAATACACAAGCATAACTATCTCTACGCTTAGTCTCTGATAGTACTTTTCTTGCAGAAGATCGTAAGGCCTGCATTTCAGTAGACATTGGTATCTCTGGATTAAAACCCTTACTTATTCTATATCGTTTTAGAACTAATAACATTGTAGTTTTGCAGTGATCATGCTGCAAACAACCACAGCTATTTGTTTTTCCTTGCCTTAAACTACCACTTTTTACTATTGTAGTCTTTCCACAGATACAAGAACATTCCCAATAAGTTGCTCTATCACCTATTCTATTAGGTGCTTGACCGAGTACAGTAAGGTTACCAAAAGAAAGCCCAACTAAATCAATCTTTAGCGCAGCCAACTGTTCTTTTTTCTTACACCCACAAGAAACTGTGTGTCCCCGATTCAGATTGACCGATATACATATAAAGGGGCTGGATCCGCATGAGCACTGTACCCACCATTTTGCATCTGATCCAGTTTTCTTTGGCCGTATCCCGGCGAAACCTAACACCGTTAGCTTACCAAAAACCAATCCGGTCATATCTTTTATTCTAGGGTTTGTAAGTGGTTCAAAAGTTATCATATAATTAATTATAATATTGAAAGGCAGCAATATACAATGAGTCGTATAATCCTTGCAACTGACTGGCATCTAAGCTTTTCCAACCAGTTTGATCGCATAAACTCCTCTGGAATTAGTGGAAGACTCCAGGAAATCCTTGATTCAATCAAGTGGGCTGCCGATCTAGGCAAGCAGAAGAAGTGTACGCATTTCTTTGGTCTTGGTGATATCTTCGATAAGGCTGAAAGGCTTCCTACTAAGGAAGGAATAGAGATACAAAACGTGTTTAGAGACATAAACACGCTTTACAAAGGCAAGTGTGGCCTCTTAACAGGCAACCACGATAAGGTATCTGAGGATACAAGCATCCTTGATCTATTTCAACACTCTATTAAGGTCTACAACAAGGTAGAATTCTTAGATGTTGATGGAGCAAGGTTATTCTTTGTCCCATATATCCGAGAACCAGAAGACTTTTACAAGGCTATGGAAGATATTAGGGTTAATTTAGACTGTCCAAGTAAGAAATACCTCTTTGGGCACTTTTGGGATACCTCTATTATGGGTGTAGATCCAGAAGCTATTGATCTTAATAAGTTTAATGCCAGATTCTTTGATAGAATCTTCTGTGGACACTACCATGTTCCTACTAACGACCTTACAAACTTGGTTGTTTACCTAGGAACTTTACTTAACAAGAAGTTTAGTGAAACTGGACCTAAAGGTGCCTGGATCCTAGACACAGAAAAGAACAAACTGGAGTTTGTAAAGAACCCACACTCGCCTGAATTCTTCAGTGTCGAAGATGTAGTTCTTCTCAATGCTCCTGAAATCATTGAACGCAACGCTTATTACCGCGTGTTCTGTAATGCTGACACGGTTTTAGATATAGGACGATTATTATCTTCGTGTAAGGGATTTGAAATCCTACCAAAGAAAGAAGCGTCTTCTACTGCACAAAATATATCTATAGCCTCGGTAGATAAGAAAAATAACCAAACTTTAAAACAATACGTATTAGCAAACTGTAGTTTATTTTGTCCCTCTGATGTAGAAACAGAAGAATTCAAAACTAGAGGTGCTGAATTATTGGTAGATCTATGAGCATGTTAGATATAGCAGGCTTAAGATTTGATAAACTCACAGCTATTAAACCGTTAGCAGGTAGAGACAAACACCGAAATATAGTTTGGGAATGTCTTTGTTCTTGTGGTAACATTACTTGTGTCATAGGTAGAGATTTAATAAACGGACACACAAAATCCTGTGGTTGTTTACAACGTAATATAGTTAAAAAAAGACATAGAGACTATAGATACTCTAAACATGTAGACCCTAATACACCAATGAGTAACCAAGCACGGTTTATTAGATGGGAAGTAGATAAAATTAAAAATATTATTAGAGCAAGGGACTTTAACAAGTGTGTGTTATGTACAACTGTTAGACCGTTGCATATTCATCATATAGTATCTATTTTTGAAGACATTTCTTTAGCTACTGAACTAACTAATCTAGTTTGTTTATGCGATAGCTGCCACAAAAAGGCTCATCCAAATGGTTCTAAGTCTATTGACGAAGCTATACGACAACAATTAAAACATTATATAAGTGGAGTATCTTGTGGGCTATAGAATTAAGAAGTTAGTACTTGAGAACTTCGTTGTATTTGTTGATAGAACGGAGATAGACTTCTCAACACAGGATATCAATCAAATTGATGCTGTATTTAAAAACAACGACAAACAATCTAATGGTGCAGGTAAATCAGTTATTATCTGCGCTATCTCAATGGCTCTGTTCGGAAAAGGGTTACGTTTTAACTACTTGTCTGATTATATTTCTCCTACTAATCTCAATGGCGGTATCTATGTGGGCCTTGAGTTAGAAGACTCAAAAGGCAATACGCTAAAGATTGAGCGTTGGCGTAGACCTAACAGCGATATTAATAAGGCTAAACTTTGGCTAAATGGTACACATGTATCCAAGGATAGCACCGTATCTAAAGTTGATGAGCTAACTAGTTCTTATGTAGGCGTGAGCCACTCTAACTTCTTATCGTGTATCTTCTCTGTAGAACTCCGTGGATTCTTGAAACTTCGTCCAGCCGAGCGATTTGAAATTCTTGAGAATGCTCTTGCTGTAAAGAAAATGGACTCAATTATCAAGAAACTTAACTCAAATCTAAGACTATCTGAGGATAAGCTTGTAGATATGAACAGAGTTTTAACAGAAAAGCAGCAAGCCTATGGGCATGAACTAGCCAAACAAGAGATTTATTCTGCCAACTCTGATTCAGTTCTAGTTGCTATTAAAAAGCAAGAAGCTGAACTAACTAAGTTCTACGCAGAAGAGATTAAGCTCCAGGGCAAGAAGACTGAACTAACTGATCTTCTATGCGAAGTACGAAATAAACTAGAAACTAAGAACGAGCAGTTACAGAACGCACTACTAAATATCAAGTCACATGATAGTAATATTACTAAGCTGAAAAGCAAGATGTCTACTGTGAGTATGGCATTGAAGTCTAACGGTTCTGGTGAACTAGAGTGTTTAGTGTGCCAGTCAAAGTTAGATTCTGGTTCTGAACAGTCAATCAAAGCCCACTATGAGGCTGAAATTATTCAGGCCCAATGCAATGTAAATGCACTTCTACCTCTCAAAAAGGTAATAGAAGCATCTATCGCAAAGATCAAACAGACTAAAACCTCTGTAGAGAACAGGTTGGAATCAATTCATAACGAGTTAAGAATCTGTAATTCTTCTGCTATTGCCTGTGAAAAAACTATTGTTATGTCTAAGAAGAACTTAGAAGCTAGCAAATCTTCAGTAAATGAGCAACTTATAAAAGACTTCAAAAAAGAGATTGATTCTTTATCAGAACAGAAGGCTGCACTTGTTAAAGACTCTAAGATTATTGTTGGTTGGAAGCAAGCGATGTCTAAAAATGGACTCCGTCTAGCTTACATCCGGGAAGAAGTTTCTACACTGAGCGCGATTGCAAGTAAGTATGCCTCTTCAGTTTACGGTAAACCTACTAAGGTTGAGTTCTCCATTAACGAAGAGAAAGATAATCCACAGCTTATCTTCTCAGTCAATGGGAAATGGGCTGAAGCCTTCAGCACCGGGGAAAAGAGATTGTTAGAAATCGCTATGACACTTAGCCTTCTAACGCTTTTGAAGACTGCTGGTATGAATTTAGATTTCTTAATTCTTGATGAGAGTAGTGATGGGTTAAGTTATGCTTCTAAACAACAGCTACTGTCTGTATTAAAAGAATTATCCTCAGACCACCAAATGATAATTATTAGTCATGATGATATAATAAAACATGCCTTAACTGGTAATGTCATTACGGTTATAAAAGATGAGGCTATTTCTCATAGCACAATAGAACAAACCTTTAAACAGAATTAAGTTTATGACAGTAAGTCCATCTCCTACAATAAATGACGTTCAAGAATATGCTAAATCTAAAAATGGCATGTGTTTATCTTCAGACTATGTAAACGCAAGAAAGCCATTAATTTGGCAATGTTCTAAACAGCATGCCTGGATTGCTCGGTGGGATAGCATTAAAAATCAACCGTCTTGGTGTCCAATTTGTGCCAAGAATGTAAAACAAGATATAACAACCTTACAAGATTATGCTAAGAATAAGTCTGGTAAATTATTAACAGAAATATACATAAATTGTAAAACTAACTTGACTTGGCAGTGTAATAAAGACCATATTTGGCAAGCTACTTGGGATAATATAAGTAGAGGTAAATGGTGTCCTTATTGTAGTCATGGTAAAACAGAAGAAGTATGCCGCGAACTTTTGGAAACTAAATTACATATATTACTTCCAAGTAAACGTATTATATACAAAGGAAATAGGTATTGTTTTGACAGGTATAATAAAGAACATAGAATAGCTTTCGAATATCATGGTTATCAGCACTATATCTTTCCTAATTATTTCCATAAGACGGAAGAACGTTTTATTGCAGCACAGCAACGAGATAAAGACAAAGAACAATACTGTAAAGAGAATAATATAACTTTAATAGTTATACCACATACTATTACAGATTTGGATAATTATATAACTACTCTTGATGCTCTTGTATAATAACGATAACCTTAGGCGTTTCTGAAACTACCTTATCTTGAACCAAAGACCAAATCTGAGAATCATCAATATCTTCACAGAACTCTTGTAGGGTTGAGAAGATAGTATCAAGAAGCGCCTTTGCTGTATTGTCTATATCCTTCTTGCGGATCGTTTTACCGTCTTTGAGGAACCAAGAACTTAGGCCAACTTGTACAAATACTTGTAGAGGTTTGCCAGCCAAAGCCGATATATCCCCTGTAAGGTTGTCTTTCATCACTTTATCACGAATAATGGTGCCAACTGCCGCTTTAAACTTCTTTCCCTCAGTACTTGTAAATCTACGAGCCTGACCTGGAATATTTACATAAAGCTTATTTACACTAATCGGTTCAATATCAATTTCAAATTCTAACATGGGGTATTATGTCTTCATTCTATACTTTTATTAATCAACTACATAAGTTAATTACCGAGCCTGGGCATAACCCAAACATCTTTATTGATCCACCGATAAATCTTAAGTGTGTCAAATTAGACCATAAAGCAACGCTACCAACTAAAGCTCATATGGGTTTATTTGAAGATGCTGCTTTTGACTTATATGCTACAGAAGACCTTCTCTTCCAATACGGACAAAGAAAAATGGTAGGAACTAAGCTTAGTTTTATTATACCGGATGGTTATTGGTTAAAGTTAAGAGAACGTTCAGGCATGGCTAGTAAAGGTATTCACCTCCTGGGAGGTGTTATTGATTCTGGTTATACAGGAGAAGTAAAAGTTATTCTCTGGAGCTGTTCACCAGACCCAGTGTCTATTACGATGGATAAAGCCATCTGTCAGTTTACAGTAGAACGATTAAATAAAGCTACTATCGAAGAATTAAGCTTTGCCTCTTTTACGACAGAAGCAAACGAGAGGCAGCGAGGGTGTAAAGGATTTGGGAGTTCAGATGTTAAAAGTTAAAGATTTACCTAAAATTGACTTAGAGAGTGTTAGTTTAGAAGTAACTAAGTTATTAGAAGAGAACAAAGTACAATTCAAATCTATAGAAGAAGCTCCCCGGATTATTAAGAAGCTATCCATATTTTGTAATGATCTTTATATATCTTATAAAGATACTGTATATGTGCCGGTAGGACATGTCGATGTAGCGCAATCTAAAGATGCTAAAGATAGAGTTATAGCTACGAGTAAGTTAATACCGTGGGTATATGCAGTTAAAAATGGTAGTGTTTCTACAATACCTAACTTACTAAATACACTTTTTAGTACACAAGTTAGAAGTTATTACTTCCTCTATGAGTATGCCTTACTAAAGTCACATGACCTTCCAGAGATTCCAGAGCTTGTGGCTACTGGGTTTATCTCAACAAGACGCAACTTCCTAGGATTTAGGAAGAATTCAGATAAAGTTCTACTGGTTTTAAAAGCCATGCTAGCTAGTAAAATACTAGTTAAGACTTCGCCCGAATTGACCCAAACTTCATAGTTTTTACTTTATCTCTAAGCTCTCTAGCTGAGTCTAATACTGTATTAGACTCTTTGAAGGTATCGTTTAGTTCGGATAAAGCTTCATTTTCGATTTCAGTAACATCAAAACCCTCTGGCACAGTCAGAGACTTAGCCGCAGCTGTAGTTAGAATGTCAACCATATCATCACCAGCCTCATGCTTTTCGTGGTGAGGCAATATAGCAAGTGCTATTTTAGCTTGATCAGCTTCTATCTTGTCAATTATGCGTCTGAAAGTCTCTAGTACGCGATTGATTTTGTCGAATAGTTCGCTTACAGCTATTAATGTTCTAGCTCTTAAATGGATATTCATTATAGCAAAAGGTACTAGTTTAGGACTAACAGTATATCTAGGAGCATCTGCTTCTATTAGAAGATCAATGTAGGATTTTATTCTACCATCATCTATAGGAGTTGTAGAGGTACGAACTAGGTTATTAACCTTTAATGTTTCAGCTGCGAAGATAGCAAACACACCTGGGTTTTTCAAAACACCAATAGGTTTGTTGTATAACGCAGGAACCATAGCACCATATTGTTTACCACTAGCGTTTGGTTTTTTAGGAGAAATCAAAAAGGCTAGTGGTAAGCTTTGTGTCTTCTTATCTGGATAAGAGATAGTTAAAGGTGATCTAAAAGATAACATACCCATTCTATCTGCTGGGATAACAGAACATACTTTATCTAACGCAGCTTCCAAATCCTCGGGAGTTTTAGCCGCTAGAAAAGTAGGCTCTTGTCTTCTAAGTTCTTCTAATATACTAGTTGCAACCTTACCATATGAAACAGCATCTGGGAAAATAACAAGGTGTTTTCTACCATATACTCTGGTTATATCTTTACCCTTATCGTCATAAATTGGATACATGACGAACTGTTTTTCCCAAGCATCACTTGGTCTATCTATGCTTAAAGGAGTGAGGTGTAAAAATCCCCAGTCTTTTAATGGTATATTACTAGGTGGCTTAAGCATGTCAGAGACTACACTATAATAGTCTTCAAACTTCTGTTTTAGGTCTGCTTTCTGTTTCTCTTCTGGAGAATTTAAGTCAACTTTTCTATTCTTCAAGGCTACCTGATCTCTTCTAGCATCTGGCACATCAACTACAGAGGTTGCATTAGGATCAACTGGAGTTATACCAAAATACTCAGACATTTCGCTAGTTGGTAGTAAATATTCACGTTTAATAGTTGAACCAAGACCAGGAGATATAGATCTAAATCTAGGTGCATGATCACATAACTCTGCATATAACTCATTCAAGTAGTTAGCCGCTTCATTGTTTGTCTCTTCTGAAATACCAGAAGGGCTGAAGTTAAAGGCTTTTAAGCCGTCTTCAAAAGTTTTTGGTAAACCCTTCATCTTCTCTGTTATGTCTCTTTCACTGAAAAGATCACGACCTCTTAAAAAACTTAGGATAGCTCCTAACTCTCTAACAAGATATTCAGAGTCTTTTGTAATATCACCAGCAAAACTTTGATATTCTCCTAGTAAATTAGCTGGAGTAATGGATCCAGTGGAGTCTACTTTGTAATACTCACAGTCACCAGTAAAAGCATCTACTGGTACTTTAGAAAAAGTATCTGCTATAGTTCTAGTTAAGTTAGATGGATTCTTACCAATATTGAATACATTAGCTAGAGCGACAAGGGTATCCCAAAACTTATCATAGATTAATTTATCTAGTGTTAATTCCTGGTCAGGTGCTCCAGTAACAGCATTAACAGATCCAATACCCTCGGAATTGTATGCACCCGTTTCTGGGTTCTTCGCATCCATGGAATTGATTTGAGGTGCATTTGTGCTTGAGGCAGATGAAGTTAAGCCTGCTTGACTTAAATATGATACAGTCTTTAAAGCTCTTACAATAGCCGTACCAAAAACAGAATCCTTAGGCTCTCCAAATAACAGAGCTACTAAAAACCACACTGTAATTTCACTACAGAACTGGCCGAAAAGAATGTCTTTATCACCCACATCACCTACTAAATTAGCTTCTCCTAGAAGAGAATGAGCATATTTAGAAAGGTTCATTTCAGACAAAAGTTTAGGGTCTATTGGACCTAAAAACTTAGTTATAGTCTGTAAGGCACCCGAATTTGAGTTGGCAAACTTCTTTAATGCCGTTGTAGAAGGTGTGTATAAAGACCTGAAATAGTTTGTAAAGAAGTAGGTCTGATCTGTTTGATCTTGTCCCTTTTCTGGATCAAACCCAGACATAAAAATCTTAGTATCTTCGTGAGGAATAGCTAAACCTTCACCTGGGGCATAGTCAATTTCTTCCTCTTCGTCATCTTCTTTTTTAGTTTTTGCTTTCTTTCTATCTTGTCTAAGAAGAGCATTATATCGCTTTTCCCATTGAGCCATGTTCTCGTATTTATAATAAAGATAGTTATTGGCAATATTAACAGCAATAAATAAGTTGTCTAAGTCATCTTTTGTTATATCAGCTATAGAAGTTGAAGTAGCTTGAGATTTGTTAATCCATCTGGTTATAGCTCTAGCATCTCTAGAGAATGATTTTTCTAAGGTCTTTAAAGCTTTTGCATTATCTTTAGCCAGCTGTGGATTTTCAGATTCTGGATCCCATCGTTCTCGTTCTAGGTCAGTTGGTTCTTTTTCTGAAAGCTCTTGTAAAAGATCAACTATAATACCAGTAGGTTCTTTATTTATCAAGCTTCTTCTAAAGTCAGTGTAGAAAATTAAAATCTCGTCTAAAGCAGATTTGAAAGGACCTTTTCTATCTGGATCAAAACCTTCTTCTATAAACGTAGCAAGGTCTTTATTTAGAGACTCACTACCAGATTCTGTAGGTCTATTAAGGAAGAAGTTAATAAATCTTCTTAAGGTATCAGGTTCATTACGTGCCTTGGCCCAATCTACAACACCTTTAGTAGATTTACTATCATCTTCTTCTTCATCTAAATCACTGTCAGTAGAACTAAAATCAGGTTCTTCTTCTGTTGAAAGATCTTCCTCTTCTGGTACCTCACCTTTAACCAACATAGCTTCTCTGTCAATGATGCCAGCATCATCTGGAACAGCTTTTAAAATGTAGTCATCCTCAGAATCGTCGACTTCCTCAGGTTCAACAACAGGCTGAATAATAGGTTTAGTTGGTTTAGGTGACTTAGGTAACTTAGATTTAGCTGCTTCAATGAGAAGAACTTCTAGATGTTGTTTTAAAGTTAGCATATATTTAATTTCTATACCAGCTTAGGAGTCTGGGATTTAATGTATTCAATGGTTGGAACATAGGTTAGACCTTCTTGTGATAGGCCTCTAGTTACTATAGCTAGGTTTTCTACATTCTTGTATGTAATAGGCTGACCATTACCTTTAGTAGACTGTATAAGGGATCTAACTTTGGTAGGTCCTTGGTTGTAAGCTAAGATAGTTAAGTATTTGAAGTCTATCGCACCAATAGAATCCTGAGCTACCCCAATAGATTTTAGTGCACTTCCTACATAGTTAATATTCTTAACCATAAGTTTGAAAGCCACTTCAGCATTTTTCTTGCCATCATAATATTGTGATAGTTCTACTTCAGATAATCTATAACCTAAAACTTCCTGGAAAGCAATGGGCTTTAACTGGAATAGGCCATAAGCACTTGCAGAGTTTCTAACTTTAGGATCGCCATTACTTTCATGTAGCATAAGGGCTTTGAAGTCTGTAACATCTGGAAATACAGTAGAGGCTGTTGTATTAGGTTTAATATACTTATTATACATTTCTTTAAGGACATCATCCCAAGTAGTGAGAGTAAAGCTCTTAACTACTTTGCCAGCTGGTTTAGTGGTATACATATCAGTAGAATCTGTTTGAACGCCAGGAGGATTAAGAGAGATTGTGGCTGGGTCTACTAAGTTCTTGTTAGAATCAATAATAAAAGAATTTCCTAAGTTAGAGGTAATAGCATTTCGCATGTCAGATTCTCTTGTCTTCTCAACTCTAGTAAAGAAATCTGGCATACTACTATCAGCAGTTGTTATATCTTTTACATTAGTATGTATTCTAGCCCAACGCTTTGCAACAGTTTTTATTCTAGAGAATTTAGCAAAAGCATTTTCTAAAATAGCTCCAAAGACATCATAAGTTATAGATCTATTAACTCTAAAATTAATATCTCCACAACTATATATTAAAATATTACCATCGGGATCAAAACCAATGAAGGAGCCAGACGGATGTCTAAGCATAATAGTTTCTTTTCCTGGAGTTAAAGACATTTCTAACCCAGCTGGTTTAGCATATTCAGCTTCCTGACTCTTACTCTGTAAAGTAGCCTGCTCGATATATGGAGCCATTTGCTGAGGTGTTACAGTTACAGTAGAAAGATTTGCATTACCGTTAGTTGTTTTAAGCCAAACAGATGGATCAATCATCCCAGAAGGAATAGGAGCTTGGCGCTTGAGTGAATTTCTTCTATTGTTTAATGCTGTACCAATCTGAGCATCACCAGCATGAAAAACTTCCCAATGAAGGTGTGGACCTGTATTACGACTAGATGTTTGAGTTATACCACAGATACCAAGAGGCGTACCTTTTTTAATTAATTTTCGTTTAGCTGGGTTACCATTAGGCTCACACATACCAGCAATTTCTGGATAGATGAGACGCTCATGCATAAAAGAATGGGCAAACCCATCAATACCAAGACACAGTAACATCATCCCAGCATCTGAATTAACATGCCATAGTGGATATAGATCAATAGGTGCTAATAGTATGGTAGTACCATCAGCATTCGCACCAATGTCTACACCAACGTGAATTTGACCTCCACCAATGTTTGCTGGTCTTTGTACCCCGAATTTTCCGATACCCGTAGACCACCGTGGAGTGCCTGATACGGGATATCCCTTCTCAACTATACCGGAAGTAGCCTGAGCTGTTTTTGTTTGTTCTATAGCCTCACTATTAGGTGTTTGAATATTAATAGTAGTTGTTATAGAAGTGTTACTCGGATTCGGGATACTACCAGGAGGAGAAGGAGATACTATTGGAGTAGTTGAATCTACTGTTAATAACTGCCTCTTGGAAAAAGCAGCACTGGAAGTTGTTGGAAAAGCTGGATAGAACTTTGCTAGTTGGCTCTCTTCTGTTGATGTTAATGTAGAAAGCTCGCTAAAAGCAATAGCACCTTCTAATACGATAGATCTATTTGTTGGCTCATCAGACATAAATAAGGTATTACCTGATGCAGTTCTTATATTATAAACTTTAGAAACCAAACCTTCGTAAGCATCTAATACTTTAGGAGGTGCAGCTGCCCTATCTGTTTCTGATTCAGTTTGAGATGGCTCAGATAATTGAATACCCGGTAGATATTCTAATGGTCTAGCTAAAGAATATCTAAACTCATTAGCGTGAATAATAGAACCTATTACAATAGGGTAATGAGGATCATTATTCTCAAAAATGAGCATAACTTCTGTGCCAACAGAAGGGGTTGTAAATACTCCACCTGGTGTAGATACACCAGTTTTTAAATCTATCATAGGGCCTAAATTATTACTTAAAACCTTAGCCCATGGCAAACCATCAATAGTAGTTTTAGATTTAAAATCCCCTGGAAGTTTTACACCGGGAACTAAATTAGCAGAATCTGGTTCATCTAATCCAGTCTCACCGTAAGGATTAGGCCCATGCAAAGCTGGAATCCATACCTTAACCCTACCCGCAAATAAAGGGTCAACATTAGATACTACTAGACCCCTAGTAGTTGCTGGCTTAAGCTTACCAGCTCTTCTATTTTGGACCTCTTCAACATCAAATGAAAATGTATTACCCATTATTTTAGCAGAGCCTTCACACTTTGAATATCGACTATATTTATGATTTCACCAGCGTTAGGTCTAGCAAAAGGATCAATAATATTGTTTGCCCACAAGATAACCCACCAAAGATCGGCTGCTTTATAAACATCAACAGCTATAAGATCAGGCCTGCCAGCAAATTTAGCCGGTACTTTATATGGATATGCAATAGTAGCTAATTGTACATAAGCTGCTGGTAGAGGGTAATATGTATTCACCTTCTTAGCAGATAAGAAGGTACCTAGTAGGGTGGTTCGCTCATTTTCTGACACGGCTGGTGTCCTAATTGATCCGTCCCAGTTCGTTGTTAGTGACATATTAACCTCAAACTTAATTTACCAGAAAATACTTTGAAAATAATGCTTCGCTTTATGGTCTTAAAATACGACTATGTATATAGACCGGCGGGTTTGATAGTGTTATATAGTTAATATAGTAATATTATAGAGCTTTTACCCTTACTTCAATTATCTGTAGCCGACTTAAAAGTCTATCTCTACTAGAATCAACTTTTCTAGACGATTCTTCTGGGACTCTTGGTATTAAATCAGCTAACTTCATGTAGTGTTTCCAAAGAAACGCCATTTCTCTAGATATCAAAAGAATATTTATATCTTTATAGAATAGATATAAAGTTTTAGCTAGCTTTTCACAGTTAATAACTAACTCTTCTCCTAAATAATCCTCATCTTCAAAAGCCAATATGATAAATCTAATCGCTGCTACATGTAAAAGTAACAGCTTTTTAATTTGCCCTCTTATCTTAGCAGGATCATATATAATTTCTTTAGTATAAGTTGTTAATTCTTCTATTTCTCCAGCACTTACTAAAATACTAAACTGCTCAAGTGGTGTATCTTGAGCAGCTTTTAGCTTCTGTATAGGACCAAGTTTTGACTCTGCATTATGGGTAATAAACATGTGGTTGTATAGACGGGTTCGTCTTTGCCTTCTGAGAATAGAGGAGGTCTGCCGCTTGTCTTGAGCGCGGTAGTTTAGCGAATATTGTATTGTTTGAGTTGATAAGCTCTTTTCTTATAGTATCTTCAATACCTATAGCAGAGGATTCTACTTCTCTAACTTGGTATAAAGTATTGTTACTCTTCTGTTTATTTGCTGTTTTGATAAACTTTGTTACAGACATTAATGGGTTTGTCTTGTCATATAAGAATAGAGCATCCCATACATGCTTAAATTCATGTCCTAATAAGGGTTCTTCCATATCACCAGCGGTGATGGCATCTTCAACATCCATAGTTATAGTTGCCTCTACCTTGCCATCAGCACTAATAGATATGCTTGTCTGACCTAAAATAGGATTAGTAAGTTTACCAGGTTTAATAGTTAAAATCAAAAGGCCATCATCTTGGCACTTCTGTAAGTCTTTTCTGATACTTGCCATTGTTGGAGAGAACTTTACACCGTTAGCCTCAGCATTAGCCATCTTCTCTTCTACAGAAACAACAGGCGCTGGCGGCTCTTGGTCCTTCTTATGCTTCATGTTATAATACACTACTCCTAAGAGTACTAATAAAATCAGTAAAAGACCACCACTAGCGTTATTATTCTTACCCATAAAACCCTCACCAAACTTAATTTAGATAAACAAAAGGGCTGATTTCTCAGCCCTAGAGTTTATTAATTTGAAGCTAACTATTAGGAAGTGAGCTTGAAGACAGACTTGGTAACAACGACATTGCCCATTTCATTGGTAACGGTCATTGTAATGTTGCCAGTTACGCCAGAAGCGCCCTTAGCAGCAGTGAACTTCATAGCTGTGGTTCCCTGACCAGAAGTAACTGCACCAAGGACGGTGGCGTCTCCACCCCAGGCGAATGTGGCATTGCCAGTATCATTCATAGGAGTGCTGAAGGTCTGAGCAATGGATGTTGCTCCAGAAGCACCAGCAGTAGCGCCAGCGATGGCACCTGTTCCACCAGAAAGTCCGGTAGGAACAGCAGCAGTGGTAGCAAGAGCAGTATTGAAAGCAACTACGTTCTTGGCACCAGTAGTGAAGTTCTTGAAGGAATAGAAGGTGTGGTTAGGGTACTGGGCTAGCTGGAACTGTTCTACAGCATAACCGTTCTGGGCAGTGCCAGAAAGACTAGGAGCAGTTCTCTGAAGCATATTAATATATTCAGGGCCACCTAGGATTCCAGGGCCACCAACAGAAGCCTTAGCTGGAGTTCCATCAGGGTTTGCAGCCTCAAAAGAGAGGGCATAATCAGATGGGAAGGTCATAGTGATTGTGTTGGGTGATTCATTGATTACAGGGACTTTAATTGTTGACATGGTATTAATACCTTTCGTGTATTTTGCGCTATATTTAATTACTGAGTTTTATTTGTTAAGTTACAGCGATAATTGAATCCGCTGCTTGGTGTATAAATTTAATTATATGAATTAGCTCTGTATGTTTGATGGGAAATTCCCCAGATAAAGAGATATTATGTAATTGTGTTTGGAGATAAAGTGCAACCAGAGCTTCCACCATAATCGTGGACACCAGCCCCACTTGCATTCCCATAGCCTGTGTTCCCTGTCACCACAGCGCCAATAGCTGACGCTACTCCGATACCCCAATGATAGTTGTTATTCACTATGTTACCTGTCACAGTCATATTCGTGGTATAAGGATTTCCACCTAAGCCGATGCCATCCCCACCGTAACCAGTGGATAGAGAACCGTTTCTTTCACAAAGATTGTTCGTGAAGAAGGAGTCGCGGCTATAGTCGTTGGCATAAAGCCCGGTGTCTCCATTATCGCTGCAAGTGCAGTGGTCTACGGTGATGTTGATAGTCCCGTATGGGTCTCTCCCGCCAAGGCTGATGCCTATTTGAGCGTTGCGTGTGGCTGTGCAATACGACAGGGTGCAGTTCGTAGTGACCTGACCCACATTGCTCTCAAAGTCGAAGCCAGAGCCGCCACCCGGCAAACACGGACCATCCATACCTGTATTGCTGAAGGTGCAGTTAGTCACCGTGAGCCCATCCACAGCTACTGGAGCCATGCCCATGCGGTAATTATGATCAATAATGCAATTAGTTAAAGAAACATTGGTAGAGCTATTAGTGACATAGACGCCATCACCCCAAGCTTCTTTAAATGTGATACCAGTAATAGAGATATTGTTAGCACTACCAATAAGAAGGCAGTGATTGTCTTCACCGAGACTATTTAAATGTGTTTGTGTTGAAGTAATTCCATTAGTTCTATCACCTTGGAATGTTCCACTACCGATAATAGTCACATTGCTAACTGTACCAATTGTTAGAATAGAGCCTGTAGCATTGCCATTAACAATAGCTTTTAGTACAGCTCCAGATGACAGTGAGATTGTCATATTGCTACCAGCGCGTAAGCCATGTGATGCGCCGTTGTAGTTTGTGTTGATCATATAAATACCATCTGGTATAATCATAGTGGTATTATTGTTCAACCCTGAAACATAGTTAATACAAGATTGAATTGCAGCAGAATCATCGTGTATTCCATCACCATAAGCACCATAGGTCTTGACACTGATTCCTGCTGGGGCACTAGTTAATGTAGCAGTGGCTGTACCACTCTTAGTATTATCTTGAACTGAAGTAGCTGTAATAGTTGCTGAGGCACCGCTCGCTGGAGCTGTGAATACTCCACCAGGGGATGTGATAGATCCAACAGAAGCTGACCATGTTACGGATTGGCTGGGAGAATTTGTTCCAGCAACAGTTGCAGTAAAGTTTTGGGTTGTTGAATAATATACAGTAGGGATAGAAGGACTTACAGTTACAGACGTAACTGTAGATGCGCCACTGGTTAGCGTAACAGCAGAAGTTCCAGACTTTGTATTATCTTGGACACTAGTTGCTGTAATAGTAGCCGAAGCTCCACTAGAAGGTGCAGTATATACGTTACCAGTAAATGAACCAACGGAAGCTGACCATGTTACAGATTGGCTTGGAGAATTTGTTCCATTAACCGTAGCAGTAAAAGCCTGAGTCCCATTTAGAGCTACACTAACTGGGTTTGGGCTAACTGTAACTGAAGTAACTGTAGATCCACCGGTAAGAGTAACTACAGTAGACATACTCTTAGTATTATCTTGAACGGAAGTAGCTGTAATAGTTGCCGAAGCACCACTTCCAGGAGCCGTGAACAACCCATCACTGGTTATTGAGCCAACTGAAGCTGACCATGTTACAGCACTACTATAAGATCCCGTTCCAGTAACCGTGGCTGTAAATTGCTGTGTTCCTCCCTGAGCTACAGAAACTGAAGCAGCTTTTAGTGCAACAATAACTGAAGCAGCTAGAGTTGCGCCACTTGTTGTTACTGCATCATTATATGTTCCTGTTGAAGACACTATACGATAAGAATTTGCCCCAGTGATAGACTGGTTTGCAATAGTAAATCCCTGGCCATTTTCAGTCCAGGTTACTCCAGCAGCATCACTGATCCAAAAACAAGATAAATAATCATTTGGGTTTGTAGTAGTAAGACTAGCACCAGCAAAGGTACTTGCAGAAGCTGCAGCATCTTTATAAACAACACTAGTGTCAATATAAGATGAGTTAAGTGCTCCCGAAATTACCTGAACTGCTATATCATCTACCGCAGATCCATCAGATGTAACTGTAACTGTAACTGTTTCATTAGCTTTAGCTACTGCTGTGAATACATCACAAGAAACACTAGCATTTGGAAAAAAGTGAGCATAAGTTGGGTCTCTATATACAGTATATACATTAGATCCACCAACCGCATTATCGGTGCAGGTAGAAAGAATATTCGAGTTAGCAGCACTATAAAAAACAAGAATTATATCACCAGCAATAACAGATATAGTCTGTATATTAGTAGCTCTAGTTATATATCCATTTCTTAATGCTAATGTTCCAGAAGAGGGATTTATATTGACTGCTGTAATAGAGCCATTATTGTAATTTTGATAGTTTGAAACTAGAAATGGAATACTCATATTTATGCTAACGCTGGACCTAGAGAAGCATACCAAATTGAACCGATATATACCATAGAAACTAAAGTGATAACACCAGAACCAGTTGAAATTGTTTTAACACCATTTACCCACTTTATAACTGTACTAGCTGGCCAAGTTACTGTAGTATTGGAAGTTCCTTGAGTAAATACAATATTAATACTCTGACCTGCGCTTGGATTTGAAGGAGTAGCTATTGTAACTGCTGTTCCAGCAGTAGGTAATGTAACTAAAAAGAGATTACCCAAGGAACAATTGATCGTAACAGTAGACCCGGTTGTTGGTGTTAATGTTGTTACACCAGAAGCAATTAAGGCTTTAGCTGTTATATTATAGGCTGATGTAAAATCAGCAGTCGCACCAGCAGCTGCACCAGTACTTCCAGTAGTACCTGTATTACCAGCGGATCCTGTTAGTCCAGTCATACCAGTCATACCAGTCATACCAGTCTTACCTGCAGGTCCAGTTTGCCCAGAACCGGTTAAT